ATCTCATAATCACCATCAGCAACACCACTTAGTGTGCTAGCTGTTGTACCAGCTCCATTTGCAGTAAAACCTGTATCTATATCAGAATCTGCTTGTGCTGCAATCCATGAACTAGTATCAGCAAAGTTCTCACCTGTTGCTGTTAGTGTAATAGAACCTGATCCACCTGAGATAGTAGCTGTTCTGTATCGTTGTGTTGTAAGACTAATATCTGTAATAACTTTTGGTCTATTTCCAGGGACTGAGAACAATAAACTTGTAGATGCTTCATCTTTAAATACTGCTTGACTATTCTCAAGGACTAATGTCATATAGTCAGTAGAACCAGTACCTATTGATTTAGTATTTCTTTTATTTTTACCCGATGCAATTTGTACATCAAATAGATATACTCTATAGTATGAACCATCTTCCTCTACAGCTCTTACACGAGCAGTACCTATTAGAGTGCCAGTACCAGCTGTATTAGGATAAAGATTAACTTGTGCAAATGTATCAATGTTAGGTAAACCTTTATTACCAGATACTATAACATATTGACCATATGCAGCTGCTGTTACTTCATTATTTTCAGTAATAGTTTTTCTTGGTTTATCAACTTGAATTGTAAGTGGTGAATTAATAACAGCTCGATATCCATCAACATATGCAACACCAGGTGTTATATCAAAGTCTAGCTTGGTCTCATCTGAATCATTGGTATCAAAACTAATAGCAAATCTTTTAGCAATATAGTTACCTGATTCTTCACTTGTTCTAAGAGCCAGTCTGTCTTCTAATTTATTATATTCATCAGTACCAGTAACTTGTGTAACAATTGAACCATTAACAACTTTAGCAACATATACAAAGTTTTCGTCGGCTGCAATATTAGCCTGATCTGCTATATTAAGTCGAATTCTATATCTATCAGCACCTGGTGCAGATACATTAGGAGTTGCACCAGAATTATCATATAATGCAGGTGAATCATTAACATTAATAATATCTTGAGTTACTTTAAATCCAATTACAGCATTCGGGTTAGAAGTATATTTAGAAAGAATAATTGATTGCTCTCTTGCATAGACAAAACGATCTATAGCAAAGAAGTCACCAGCATGAATGGATACTCTAGTACCGGTACCTGTAGCCGGATTAGCAACAGTATTTGTAGATTGTACTGTAAGAGTTTCACCACCACCACTTAATGAGTCACCTGCAGATACTCTAATGGGAGTTGATCCACTAGTTCCACCTGATGTGCTTACATATTTAACATAAATTGTAGCTGGTTCTGAATCTGATACTCTTGCAACTGACTCAAGCACTTCTACAATAATAGAGTTAGATGCTGAAGTAAACTGTATACCAACAATGTCGGCACTTGGTAATTCACCAGTTAGTTTAATAAATTCATATGCATTATTAACAGTAGTACCACCTGGATTAACGGCTGCACCTTCTCTAAATAAATGTCTACCCATCCGAGAAATCTCAGACTGAGTAATAGTTTGTAGTTGCGTTAATTCACGGGCTTGTAGGGCACGTCCGTTGTTAAAGAGTATTCTATGATAGTTGTCACTATCAGCGAAGTCATCTTTATATGTTGACGCAAAAATGTCTTTTGTAAAATCTATTGCCATGTTTTCCTACACCGATTATAATTGAATAACGATTTTAATATCTTCTGTTTGTTCTGCAACTCTAGTTACTGCAGCTCTATTATCTATATAGAGAATATCACCAGTTAGTGAGTTAAACTCTCCTGAACTATCAGTAGCAATAACTCCAGTACCAGAACCATCTATTTCTGATATTGATTCACCTGCACTAAATGAACCAAAGCCTGTTTCTTCATTTTGATGATAATATAAGTTGTCTGAATCTATCTTATCTATATAAGCTTGAGAGCCACCTGCATTTGCAATAGTTTTATCTGCACTAAATGCTGCACCAATACTTGATAGATTAATTTTATTTAATGCATTACCAGTAGCATCTGTTAATTTGGCACTTGAGTATGTGAGAGGATTCTTAATAAGAGCAACTTGACGGAAATCATTTCCTATCACAAAGTCACCTGATTCAGAACCATCTGGTTTTGCATTGAACATAATTGCTCTTGCTCTAAGATCATCTCTTGGATCTGCTCCGACACCAGCTTTTGCACCAAAGATAGGTCTTACTGTTGCACCAGTTCCTCCACCACCTACTAATGTAACATCAGCATAGCTATAACCAGAACCAAATACTAATGTTCCGCTTGAGTCTCTAGCATCAACTTTAGATATAGCTCCACCAGATACTGTTACATCTGCTTTTGCTAATGTTCCGTTACCTGAGATAGTAACTGTTGGTGTTGATGTATAACCAGTTCCTCCAGCTGTTACTGTATATCCAATAATCTCTCCGGCTACTGCTGCATCTTGTATTCCCTTTTGTTCAACAATAGAAGCTAGTGAATCAGAATCAGTTGTTTCAATAAAAGTAACTGGAAGAAAGTTAGATGATAAGAACTTAGCTGCTGTTAAAGCACCGATAGAGTATAAGAATTTCCATACATATCCGTCCGCTGTTTTAAATGCATTACCGCTAGTCCCTGTTGGCTTAACAGTGGAGTTAACCGCATTTCCCGCCGCATTTCTACCTTGCTGTAAACAAATATATAAGTGATTCTCATCAGTAAAAACATAATAAGAAGTTGCTGGATGTCCTTCTATATTATCATTATAAGATGAATATATTGCACCAGATGACCAATCAGTTCTTGGTACAACTAAAGATTTATCTGCAATAGCTTTTACAGATTGTAGACTCAATCCTAAGTTTCGTTCATCACGTAAACTATTCTTAGGGGTAGGAGCAGTATCAGTTGCGTTCCATGCTTCAGATTTACCAATGCCAATAAAGTAATTATTATCCGCACTATCTACATCATCAATGATGCTTAGTAGCATTTGTTTTTTGAGTTTATCTGTTATAATAGCTGTCATTTTCTATGTCCTTAAGAAGCAACTGTTTTAGAGGCTAAGTGCCAGTTTGCACCATCCCACATCATGAAACCAGCTTCATGTGCCGCAAATGCTACTGTTGATGGGTTACCTGTGCCTACTAAGCTTGTTACTGTTACTGTAGCAGTACCGGTTCCTCTATTTACAAAGTATTTAGTCTCACCAGTAATAGTTCCATCTGCCATTGTAATAGCAAGAGCTGATGAAGCATTAAAGATTGTGAGAGGAATTGTTAAGTCTACAGCGCCGTCACCTGTCATAAAGTGTTCACGGTGTACAACTTTGTTATTAATATTAATAGCACCTGTACCTTTAGAGCCAAGTGTAAGACTTACATTAGTATCATCTCCGTCAGCTGTAATAGATGGAGCATTACCAGTTGCAGCATTGGCTACTAATACTTGGTTTACTGCACTAGCAGTTGCTGTTACTTTAATTAATTCAGCACCGTTAGTATCATTAATACTAGTACCAATTTTACCAGTATTGATAAGAGGTGATGTTAATGTTTTATTAGTTAATGTTTGTGTATGTGCTTGGAATACAAATGTATCACCACCTGATAATAAAGGTAATGTAACAGTTCTATTTGCAGATAATTCACTTACACCAAATATATATTTATGATCAGCTGATGTATCATTAATCTGTGGTGATGTAAAAATAGGTGATGTAAATGTTTTATTAGTAATAGTCTGAGTTGCAGTATTAGATATTATCTCAGTACCAGCTGTAGGTAATGCTAATGTTACATCAGCGGATGGGTTACCAGCTGTTAATGTTGTTTCATGATCATCAACACTAGTACCTTCAAAGACAACACCCTGATCTGTAAAACTAATACCAGCACTTAACTCACCAGAGTCACCACCGAGCACTTGGTACAGCTCAGCAAAGTTTTGGTTAATCTTTAAACCAGCAACACGTAATGTATCACCAGTTCCGTCGTTAGCGGCTGTGCCTCGGGCTATATCTTGTCTTGCCATTTTAATCTCTATCCAAATCTATTATCTTTATTTATAAGGGTTAGGCTGAGTCTGAGTCATACCAAATGTAATTAACTTCGTCGAATGTGTCTAATTCTGCAGACATCCTTGGTGTATATGGATCACCAATTGCTGAATCTTCATCAAATGTTGGTGATTTAGTAGAAACCCATTCTTCAATAGTATTATAGTTTCTACCAATTTGATCAATTGTAAAGTTAGTATATTCTTCAACTTGTGTGTTAACATCTACACGTACTTCACTATCTAAGAATACATTACGTGGTCTAAGTCCAGTAACATCTAACTGAGCAGTAATATTTGTTGTAGCAATACCTTCGAATACTGGATTCAAGTTATCAGTAAGTATAACATCTGGCATAACTAAAAGATCATTAACATTCTCACTTACTATCTGAACTTCTCCACCAATGTACATACCCGCTGGGTGTACAAATAGTTTATATGCTTCTTTCCATTCACTAATAGGAATAGGTGCTTTAACCAATAGAGCATACTTCTGATATAGTTTATCATCAATAAGATACTTGAGTGACTCTGGTCCTATAAGTGATGTAGTTTCACCTATGTTAAAAATGTTTTCTTTTGTATATACAACATCTGGAGAGATGCTAAAGAATGATCTAAAGAATTGTTCAATAGAAAAGAGTGTACCCTTTGATCTATATAGTGTGTTAGAATACTTAGCAGCTGATCTTTTATTCTGAAAGCCTTCAAAGTATTGTTGACCTAAGAGTAACTCGTCTTCTATAAAAGAAAGATTTGAAAGATCAGTTGCTGTAATGTCTCTATTTAAAAACAAATCGTGTATTAGTCTTGAAGGAGCTTCACTACTATTATCCCACTCATAGTAAGCTTCAAGAAAGCTAACAAGCTTAGGATACTCTTCAAGAAAATATGCAGGTAGAACCTCACGTACAGAATGGTAATCATGTACTGATAGATTACGTCTGTTATTATCTTTTAATGTTTTATCTTGTGACATATATTTCTAAGTGGTTGTAACCACAACTCCAGTAGCAAAAGATGGACCGCTATCATATTCAAGGATATCATTTCTAAGTGGACTAATAGCCGATTGGTTAGCTGGAACAGCACTTACTTTAATAAATGCATCACCACCTATAATAGATTGTAGTCTTAATCCAATAATACTTATAACACCAGTTGCTGAGTTATATGATCCGATGTTATCAGCTTCCACTGATTGTTCACCAAGTGTAACAACTTCAAGTTTATTAGAACTTAGTTTATTTCTGATGATACAAGTTTTACCATTAAACTGGAATGGTGTTGTTTTAATAATATAGTTTACATCATCTGGTTCAGCAAGTCCGACTGGATACCTTAGTGTATGATCTTGAAGTAAATCTGTTGTAGGAGTAAACCTACGCTGAACTTTAATATTAGCACGTGATGATAGAACCGATGTATTAACTTCATCTACATTATTTAATAGATTT